CGACAATAGGCTAGCGTGGTTGAGCGGGAAATGGTTTGTTATGGTGGGCCTCAGCTGAAGAAGCACGCCCCAGATTGTTCTGGAACTGATTGCTCCGGCTCTCAACTTACCATCACCCATATGCCCGACAACTATCGCTGCCGCCCTACCCGTAGGCCTCAGATGTACATATCTCCTCCCGTTATCAACACTCACATTACCCAACAACGCTGGTTTTATCCCAAGCCATGCATATGCAACATAATCAACGCATTGGAGATGAGGGTTGGTAAGTGTGTCCGAAGGCCTAACGAGAAATACATTGAGGAGTATGTCACCCCCTTTGCAGTCACCTTGGCAAAATTTTGTTCAGCACGGCCCGTCCGTTATTCCGAGGTATACGCAGGCTACACAGGGGCAAAACGCGCACGCTACCAGCGCGCCCACGAGAATTTGTTGAAGCAAGGCAAGATGGTTCGCAAGGACCAGAGCAGGGTCAAGATGTTCGTCAAGATGGAGGCATACAAGTTTGATGAGGAGAGACCGTATCCAGATTGTCGCGCGATCCAATTTCGATCTTTCGAGTACACTTTACAGTTAGCCTCAATCATAAGGAGGGCTGAGCACAAGATGTATCTTGCGAAGGACATCCCCGGCTTTGGCTTGGGACGCCACTTTGGTAAGAACTTGTGTCCACGCTCTCTCGCTCGAGAGTTGAGGCGAGCATACGACAGCATTCCTGGTTGCAAAGTTGTTTTGTTGGACGTCTCTCGGTTCGACGCGCATGTGTCGAGACCCATCATGAAGAGAGTAGAACATGTCTTTTGGAACAACGCATGTGATCATCCCCAACTGTCAGAGCTCCTGGAGTGGAAATTGGACAATGAGGGATCGGCGCGAAGCGGTGATGACCGAGTCAAATACCGAGTCAAGGGTGGGAGGATGTCCGGAGACGCCGACACGGGTGCAAGCAATTGTGTCCAAGTTGCGTGTGCTTTGGCGTCCTTAGCCAAAGTTGCCAAAATCAAGAAGTTCGCAATGAACGTCAACGGGGACGACAGTGTGTTTCTGTTTGAGGGCGAGCTTAGTGACGAACAAATCATCGCGCATTTCGACAAGCTAGGGATGGAGGTCAAGATCGAGGGGAGACCAGGTTCATTCGAGGAGATAGATTACTGCCAGGCGCGACCAGTGCTAGTTGCGGGTGAGTGGGTCATGATCAGGAATCCGACGAAGGTCATGACTAAGGTTGGTATGACACATAAGAGGCAAGGTGTCTCCAACTACCTCAAGCGAGTGTACACAACCTGTTTGGGTGAGCTGGCACTTGCACGAGGCACCCCTGTGATACAGCCATACCTGGAAAGGCTTCTTTTTCTCACCCACAGTCAGATGAACAGGAGATCCGCGAGAAGACCAATTTTGGGTCAGGCCATCTCAGATAGCTATCGATTGTCCGGTTGGTTGCCGTCTGATTGGAAGAGTGGG